CCCGCCACAATGCCCAGCGGACTGACCAAGGCTGCAATCGCCGGGGCAATCTTCCCCGCCAGCATCAGCGCTTTACCTCCGTACATCAGCACAGGGCCAATCGCCGCCGCCAAAATGCCCATCTTGAGGATGACCTGCTTCATCGGCCCATCCAACGCGTTGAACTTGTCCACGAGTCCTGTCATGCTCTGAATGGTCTTTCGGATTGCCTGCTCATTCAGTGTGAACAGCGCTACATACGCGCCCTCAACAGCGGACTGAAACAGCGTCCAGTCGCCCTTGGCATTGGCAAGCACTGTCGCCGCCATTCGACCTGTTGCGCCCTCGCAGTTGTCAATGGAAGCCGCCAGTTTATTAAAATCCTTGTCGCTTGCACTCACGATTGCCAGCAGGCCGGACATTCCCTCCTGCCCCGCCAATGTCGCGGCATACAGCGCCTTTTCCTGTTCAGTCAGGCCGGAGAATTTCCCGCGCATTTCGGTCATGAGCTGACGCAACGGTTTCATTTCGCCCGTCGATGTCGTCATGCTCAAGCCGAGGTCCTTCATCGCCGTCTTGACTTCCTTGGTTGGCTTGGAAAGCCTCGTCAATAAAGCGCGGAGCGCCGTGCCGGATTGGCTTCCTTTGATGCCTGCATTGGCCATCAGTCCGATGGCGATAGCCGCGTCCTCAATGTTATAGCCAAGCGCGCCCGCCACAGGCGCAACGTATTTGAAAGTCTCGCCCATAAGGCCGACGTTCGTATTAGAGTTTGATGCGGCTTGTGCCAGCACGTCAGAAAAGCGCGCTATGTTTTCTTTTTTCGCTTCCAGGCCAAACGCCGTCATCGCATCCGTAACGATATCCGACACATCAGCCAAATTCTCGCCGGAAGCTGCCGCAAGGTTCATAATTGGTTCAAGTCCATTAATCATGGCACTCGTTTTCCAGCCTTCCATCGCCATATATTCGAGCGCCTGTCCTGCCTCAGTGGCCGTGAACTGCGTCGTCGAACCCATTTTGAGCGCTTCCGCGTTCAGCTTTTCCATTTCTGCCGCTGATGCGCCGGAAATGGCTTCGACGCGGGACATCTGCGAGGTGAAATCCATGCCGGCGCTCAAAATGCTTTTTCCTATTCCCTTGAGCGGATCTGTAACCATGGAAGAAAGCGTCGATCCTGCCCGAATCATGTCCGCGCCGATGCCTTCCAGCTGTGTCTCAATGGTGCGAATCGTCCCCGTCATGCCGGACGCATCCAAATCAAAGCTGGCAAACAGTTCGCCGACCTTTAACGCCATGTTCTCACCGCCTTAAACCGAAACAACCGACGAAAAAAAGGCTTCCGCAGCTTTGCGGTCAGCCTCATCATCGTCCTCTGGATTTCTGCGTTGTTTGTCCTGCTGTGCGCGGATGCGTACCGCCACCGCTCCATACGGAGACAGGTTGCAGGACAGCGCAACGAAACGCCGCCATGACAGCCCCTCGATCTGCTCGGCGAGATTGATGCCGTAATCCCGCTGGAAATCGGCTTCAATCGCATCCCAAACGTCGAGCAGACTTACTTTTTTGCCGCATCTCCTGGCAGCTTGGAGCGGCTGTCCTCATCGCTGAGTTCCTGCCCATCTTCTTCGTCGAAATCTTCAACACCGTTAATCAGCGCGAACGTTTTCTGCACGAGCAGCGACAGCATATCTACCGTCATGCCGGATTCACAGATTTCGGTCATCGCCTTTTCGCCAAACAGCGCATCTGCCGCCGTGAAGATCATCTTGCTGTACGCCGCATTGCGGGAACTCTGGTCAGCCAGTTTCTCCGCACGCGCCATCATCAGCGGCACAATCGCCGGAATTTTGGGCGGAACGGAATAATCCTTGCCGCCGACGCGCACCGTAAGGTTTTCGCCCTTCGCTTCCTGCATAAACGTATCAAACTCAAGCACTTTAGCCATGTGTTTTTCCTCCATTCACTTCAAAAAAAGAGGGAGAAGCGCTTCGCTCCTCCCCTGTTATATGTGCTGCCACTCTTACGAGGCGGCCGTAACGGTTACAGCAATGCTGGCCGTTTTCGCGCCATTGACGCTGGTGATGACGATGTTCGCCGTGCCTTCCCCAACCGCCGTAAGCGTAAAGCCGCTTTCGGTGATATCCGACACCTGAACAACGCTTCGCTTGTTGTTGGTCACGCGGAATCGCTGATTCGACGCATTTTCGGGCGTGAACTCCACGTCGATGAGCTTCGGGCTGTCGCCGACCTTCATTGCCAGCGTGGCCGCCGCCGTGCCGCCAGACTTGGCCGCGACGGCCTTCACCTGCACATACTGAATCGGTTCGGCCTCGCCGACCTGTTCCAGAGACCACGTCACGCTGTTATCGCTGTCGTCGCTCGACTCCTCGGCGCTGGTCACAACGTAATCCGCAATCCAGCCGTGACCATACGGGTCAACGAATTTGAGCGTACAGTCGGAATCGCATCCGCTCATTTCGGCATACTCGTTCAGCATCTCCTGTCCGGGGTCAACCTCGCCAGTCGCTTCAATAACCTTCTTGTCGCCTTCCAAGTCACAGGAGCTGGAACGCTTGGTGATGTACGGCTCTGCCCAGATATCGGTGTCCGCGCTGCCGTCCTCGGTTTCACCCTCGATGGTACGCGTCAGGCTGGTCAGGCCATAAATCCGCACGAACTGCTGCGTGGCAACGTCGAGAATCGACACCACCCAGTTGCGGATATTGACAGGGCAACCGTTTTTTCTGCCCTTCTTGCCCATATGCTTCCCTCCAATCAAAAATCACAGTAATAAATCAGATAGTTGCTGGAATACAGCTCGCGTCCCCTTGCGTCCGTACCGAGTCCCTGCGCAGAATTGACGGTTTCCACCCGAACGCTTACGCCGTCTCCGGCCATGAATCCGATAAAGCCCTCCAGCTCTTCGGTAATCCTGCATGCCATTTCATACGGCCATTGGGCATCGCCGACACCGCCGCGCGTATAGATTTGAATCCTCGCGCCGTCTTTTCTCCCCGAAAACCCCGTATCCGTGGAAAAAATGCAGATTGCGCAATCCGGGCTGTCCGGCAAATGCCCCCAGAAGATATTCCCGTCCTGTTCTTCCGTGGCACATAAGCCAAGCCCCAAAAATTCAAGATGGTTGGCCATCTGTTCGATCAGATTCACGCGCTTCATCCTCCAAGGTCTTCACCCATTGCGTCCGCCAGCACGGCCAGCGCTTCCCGCTGAACGCCCTTATCATTGATGGGGTCTTCCAGATACTTGGCCTTTCGACCTCGCTGGTGACGAAAATGCCGATTCTCATGCTGAACAACCGCATACGGCGTATCGTATGAAATCGTGCCGGATAAGCCATCCTCTGCCACATCCACAACGCAGGAGTTTTTCAGCGGCCCCATGTCCAACGGCACCTGATCTTTAGAAACAGATGCGATATGGTCAAGCATGGCAAACGTTCCCCTTTTGCCGCCGGACTGCACCTGCCGCTGAATCAGCGTTTTGTCGATTTTGACGCGCACCTTTCCGTACCTGCTCATTCGAGCTGCACTTCCAGATGCGAATATGCCCCAAATCCGTGCATTTGGCTACACTGAATCACGCGCATTTTCGCCCCTTCACACTCGACGATGCTGTTTACGGGAATCGGCGGCATTGGACAGAACATCAGCGCAGAGGCCACGGTCTCGGTAATAGATCCGTCAGGATTTTTATAGACGACTTTCGTCTTTTTCCCGAACTCCATCCTGCATTTTCGTACTTCTTCGAGGCCGTACAGCGCCTTTCCGCCCGCATAACGCTCAAAAGGCTTAATGTGCGCCTCCTGCGTCATCAGCATATCAATCAGGGACATGCTGCCATCCTCCCTTCAAGCCCACGATAAAGCAGCCCAGCCAGCAACAGCTCGCTGTATGCCGCATCGCAAATCGTCTTGCGGGTCAGTTTTCCAGTGAACGCCGAATCATCAAACGATGCCGAAAAGTGGCCGATTGCGACCGACGTTACCCCTTCGGGTAAGCTCATGCCCACAGCCGCGCGCCGCTGACGCTCGTGTTCAATCTGGTAGTTGACAGCCCGCTCAAATGCAGCCCGCTCAAAATCGCTGATTGGTACATTCGGAAAGATGAATCCGCTCATCTTCGCCCGCATGTTAATCATGTCGTTTTCCTCAATGGGCATCGGCTTATCTTCATCTCCTCAAATGAAACTTCGGGCGGACAACCCGCACCCGCCCGATACCTTCCGGCTTACGCGCCGGTCGCGGTATACTTGGCCGTAATCGTCACGGTGTTGCCGTTCACACGCTCCACAGTGACCTTGGCCTCGGAGGTCTTGGGCAGGCCGCTGATATTGGCCGCGCCAAACGTCGCCGGGAACATATACCCATCCTCAGCGGTCAGTGTCACTTTGGCCGTATAGACGGTAGATGCCGCAAAGCTGTCCACAGCCGGCAGCCATTCAATGCCCGCCGTATAGCCGTCACCGCCATCATGCGCGGCCTGCGGAGCTGCCGCCTTGACGGGCTTCGTCACCTTGAACGTCGCCGCATCAATGGTGTGAACGGTCGTCGGCAGAAGCACGGCAAACGGGTAATAGTTCGTGCCGGAAACCATGTTCATCGGCTTCGGCAGTGCCCAGCCAAGGCGCATGACAGCTCGAATTGCGCAGCAATCCTGCTGGGCAAGGTTGAGCAGCACCTTGCCGGAATCGTCGGTGAGAGACGCTTCCGTCAGAATCTTGTAGGTGATATCCTGCCGAATCGCATAGCGCATGAGGTTCCAGTTGCCAGCCAGCAGAAGTGCCTGCTTGCCGTCGAAAGAACCATTCATCGGGAAATCAATCTCGCTGCCGTTCAGTTCATAAAGTGCCTTGCCCGCCGCGCCGTTGCTGTACGCCAGTCGGAAAATCGGCTGACGGTTCGCATCTACTGCGCCGCGCAGCTTCGCGCGGAGCTGAAGCGCGCCGATAAACGCGTCAACAGGCAGGCCCTTTTCCTCAACGAGCGCAATCACGCCGTCCTCACCGTTGATGTCCTGATACAGGTCGCCAGTCATCGGGCGCACCTTGCCAGCCTTAATCGCACCGCTGACCAGACCTTCCGGCCACGTGTCCGGCTTGTTCGTGCCGTGGAACACGGCCATGTCGATGACCTTGGCAAATGCCTCCTCGATGCGCGGCTGCACCTCGCCCCAGATGTCGTAATCCGCATCATCCAGCACCGCGTCAGGAATCGGCACGATGACGGCGACTTCCTCCGCCACAATGTTGACCTTTTCCCACGTCAAACCGCTGGTCGGCTTGAGGCCAACGTCGCCATTGACGAAGCCAGCAGCCACAGAACCCGTCAGCACAGGAATCTTCTGCTGCTTCGCCGTCATGTTCGGCATACGGTAGCCGCGACGCAGCGCCACAGAACGCGTTGCAACGTTCTGAATAATCGTCTTGGATACCTGCTCGGGAATAAGCGCTTCCGCGCTGTTACGGTTAATCATGTTCATGTTGTTCTCCTGTCTGTCCTTTCGGACGGTCGATTATCGGCCTGCCGCACGGCGAATCTCATCATTCACCTGCTGGTTAGTCGTTTCTGCACCTGCGCCGCCGCTGTGCGTATCCAAACCGCCGCGGCCGCCAGGCAGATTGCCGAAAAGATACGGCTGTGCAGTTTTCATCGGGTTAAGCTGATCATCCAGCCCTTCAAGCTTCCCGTCCTTCTGCGTCACCTTGTCCATGTCAATCAGGCGCACCAGCAGTTCGGGGTCTCGCGCGCCAGCATTTCGCAGCTCCGCGAGAATCAGCCCCTTCTTCGCGCTGTCGGCGATGGTCTTATCCCGCGCAGCCAAGTCAGCAGTCAACTGCGCGACCTGCTGATTGAGCGCGGCCGCGTTCGCCCCGGCTGCCTGCGCCTGTTGGAGCTGGGTGTTCAGTTGGGTAATCTGCGAGCTAAGCTGTCGCTTGTCCGCGTCATACTTGGCCTTGGGGATGTATGCTCCATCTCCCACATTGGCGAGTTGGATGCCCTGTGCAGCGGCCATCTTCTCGGCAAACTGGCCGAAAAGCTCCTCACCGAGAACGGGCTTGAGGTAATCATAGTTCGGGGTATCAGACATTTGCTTTTCCTCCTACTTTTTCTGGTCATCCGCTTTGACTTTTGGACGGGCTGTCTCCCGCTCGGCGGAGCGCGCGAAACCCGCGCGCCGGGCAAAACAAAAGAGCGTTCTCCAAAAAGAATCGCTCTGATGGTCATGGATTATTTGATGCTCGGCAGTCCGGCATCCTCCAGCATTTGCACCGTATCGGAGACGAACTGATTCACGGCCTCCTGCACATCCTGCCTATGCGCCATGCAGTAGTCCTTGTCGATCTGCTCAATCTGGAGGATGATTTCGCCGGAATCATAGGACAGCCGTAAAGCAAGCACCTGCCTCTTTTCTTCGTCCCGAAGCGTTCTGCTAAAGCTCCTTCTCTCCTCGTTGCCAATCAGCATAGATTATTCCCCCTTCTTTTCTGCCTGTTCGGTGGAACTGTTAATCATGGCTTTCAGTCTGTCAAATGCGTCTACAACGTTGGCCGCCTTATACGTGCTGCAAACATGACGGCGAAAAAGCTCACTCTGACAGGTATGGTAATGCAAATCTGCCAACGCACAGGCGTTAAACAATTCATAGATCTGCTTCGCATCTTCCATCGTCAGACAAACCGTATTTTTCTGCACCTGTTATGCCTCCTACTTTTTCATTTTTCGCGCTGCATCGCTGAGCTTCACCCTGCCGCCCTCGCGGTCATAATGCCGAAGAAGCGTCGTCGGCGCGTTCTGAATGTGCTGGCGTGTAATCCGCTGCCACTTGCGCACCATGTTGAACGCTTCCCGTTCTTCCTCCGGCGTTGCCGCTGCTGCCTGCCGCCGTTTATACCTCCGAATCTGCCGTTCACAGTACCGTTGGCGGCTGCGGGCTGTATACCCTTCGGACGGCTGCTGTACAGCCTGCGGTCGACTGCGCAGTGTTCCATGCGTGATGCCCTCGTGATAAATGGAAATATGATGCAGACACCGCGGATGGAACACTCCTGCGGCGTAAGCGTCATCCAAGCTCGGATAACGATGATTCGTTCCAGAAACGGAAACCACAACGCCCTGCCATGCTTCACAAAGCGGGCAAGCATCCATGTGCGATGAAATCATCGCCAAATCATAACCGTAGCTCTGCATAGTATCGGTATACCCGCTGACGGTCGCCTGCGTGATTGCAGTCAGCACCGCCATTTCCGCGTATGTTCCCATCTGCCATGTCCGCCCGGAACGGTCAACAAAGGACGATATGCCCTTATCGGCAAAGTCCCGAAGGGCGCGTCCAACCGCTTCCCGATAGGTGATGCTGCCCGTTGCCACGAGCGCGGACGCATCGGCTATCACATCCGCATACGCATCATCGCATTGGCGGAGAATCCTTCGGTCTGCCGCATCCAGTCGCCTGTTGAGATCGGACAAGATATCGGCTACCTTTGCGCTGTTCGGCGCAATATGCAAAATGCCGATGGATTGCGCATATGCTTTCGCATCCGCAAAGCACCATTTCTGTGCGTCTGCATAGGCCGTTTCCAGCGTGTCCGATGTAATCTTCCCTCTGTTCTTTGTCAGAGCGGCAAGCAGCTCGGAAAGTTGGCGGTGTACCTGCGCTGTTTCGGACAGCTTTCTTTCGGCCCATCCAGGCGCGTTCACACCCTTCAGCAGCCTGCGTGCAACGCGGCGAATCATGGTCAGCTCCGCTTCGTTGTAAACCTCAAGCACCTGCTGCGCAAGGCTCTCGTATTCGCCTACGGGGATTGCCATGCTTATTCATCCCCCTATTCCTCCTGCTCATCTTCCAGCGGCGCATGCTGTTTATTCGGCAGCGGTGCATAATCACCCAGCCGCGCATCCGGCTCATCCATGCCGATTCCGTTTTCCTCATAAATCAGCTTGACTTCGGCAGCAACCTGCGTCTCGTCCCAATCAGGATGCAGCATGCGCACCTTTGTCTGTACGCTGGCCGACTGCGCGCGGTTAATCATCTCAATCGTGGAGGATGTGGTCGCCATATCGCTGGCAAAGATGCCCGGAAAGCGCACATGCACATGGATTTCCTGCGAGCTGCCCTTCTTCGGGTACAGCCGCGCGTCAAGATGGAGCATGGCTGTCAGCAATCCTTCCAGCGTATCCTGCCAATACGTCTGCTTTTTGGCACACGTTGAATAGGATTTCTTCTCACGAATTCGAAGTGCCGTACCCGATTGCGCCATTCCCTCAATGTCGATGCCGAAAGTCTGCGGCGAATATCCTGCGCCTGTGACAATTTCCCTGACAAGCGCAACACATGTTTTCTGATGTTCATCCGCTCTGATGGAAAATTGAGAAGGCGTAATCTTATTGGATTCACCATCGCCACCTAAAGAACCGCTTTGGGTGTCCAGTGCGACCAGCGTCTCGACATCTTCGTCAAACTCAAACGTCGGTGGGCGATTCATGCTGTCGCCAAACATATCTTCCGGCTTGCGTCGAAGAAACTGTGCTGGGACAATCAGCCGTGCTTTGGCCAATCTGATATCCCGCATCCAGCTCGAATAGGATTCATCAAGCGCATCCATCAGATCACGAAGATTGTCATAATCGCTGCGCCCCATGTACGAGCCTCGGAACATCCGATTAGGTTTGATATTCGGCACATGAACGGCCAGAATCTCATCCGTTCCCGTGCTCACTTCCGGCTCAATGCCCAGCTTTTGCACCTCGTCATCGCTCATCTGTGCACCGAGGCTGTCCAAAGTGCCGCGATAAAGTCTGGTGGAAATCCGCTTCGGTTCATACAGCTCATACGCACGGATGACGCTCTGAACATTGCCGGACGCGCTGCGTTCTTCCTCAATGATTGTGAAGAAGTGAATCGCCCGAAGCGTTCCAAGCCTGTATTCCGGCCACGCATCATCACCCTGCACAACGCGAATCATCGGGCAGGACAAGCGCAGCACATCCCATGCAATTTTGAGATACACGTCGCCGAGCGCTGCCGCGCTCTCCGCCGCCTCGTTGAGAAGCGCCGACATGGCGTTGATTCGCAGAATCTCCTCCAGCCTTTTCTGACCTTCTCCGTTCGGCTGTTCCTTCATATCATCCACACAGATGATTTTGGGATGTTCACCAAAAAGCAGGTCGCTGCCCGTCGTGGCAATGTCAGCCGCAATCGGCACATGGATTTTCTGCTTGCTCGCCCGCCGCCAGAAAGATTTAGGCTTGGCCGTCTTTCTCAACGCCTTTTCTGCGCCGCAATAAACAGCGGAATATGGCGCATAATACGCGCTTCGATGCGCCATCAGCGCCGCCCACGCCTGTTCCGGCGCAAGCACAGTCGTCTGCTCGTCCATGATTCAATCCTCCCTGTTTATCCAACCGTCGCCAGATATCCGGCATATGGATAGATGCTGTATTCGGAGCTATCCAGCGCATCGACGGGGTACGAACCATTATCCAGCCGCATCCATTCGCCTTTTTCATAGGCTGCCTCATCCCACGTTGCCATCTGCAACGCCTCGTGCCACGGCGCAAGATGTTCGGCCACATGATACCGCCCCTGCATCAGCAGCATGCAGACCAGCTCAATTCGTGTTCTGATGCCGTCCGACTTATCCGTTCCGATGACCGCAATTCTCCCCATGCCCTGCTTACTTAGTTCTTCCCGCAGAGCAGCACGAAAAAGTTTTGCCGCACTATCCACATAAACGTTGGCAATTTGTGGATAAATCCGCGTCCACGGTTTCAGCCATTCAGCAATGGCCCGCGCATACCTCGCCTCGGTCATCTTCTCGCTGATTCCCTGTTTATGGTAAAGGCCGTCGATATGCACCACATCCCGCCACCCCGACGTGATACCAGTAAGGGTTGCGCAAGTCGCATCTGTGCCGCCCACGTCCACGCCAACGGCCATCTCGATAAATCGCTTTCCTGCAATCCATTCGCGCCCTACGGCCACCTGATCTCGCACATAGCTGTCATAAATTCGGCCTCGCGCCGATGTGCGCAAGCCCTGAATGTCCGACTGAAACCAGATGGAACTTTGGTCGTATTTGGCAAGTTCTGTCCGAAGCTGCTCATTGCTGAGCGATAAGTTGTCCAGAATTGTAAAATGCTCGTAGTTGTAGCCGGGGTTCTCTCCCCGCTTTTTCAATTTGTCCTGATAATCCAGAAATTCATGATAGAACCAATGGCTTGGCGGCTTTGGGTTCAGGTCAAAAAAGCCCTGCCGCCTGTTCGACGCAAGCGTTCGGTCGATACACTCTTTCACAAAGGTTTCGTGACACTCGTTGACCTCAGTAATATATACCGTACCATAGCTGTTGCCTTTGATTCGCGCCGCATCATCCGCTTTCTTTCCTCCGGCAAAGAGCACAATCTTCTGCCCTCTCACCGATTGGATGAACAGACAATCTCGCGCCTGATACTTTCCTTCCCTGCACCGCCCATCAAAAATCGCTTTGAGACCGAAGCCGTTTGAATCCAGAATATTCATCTTCGCCGCCGATACCGATGTGCCGGCCGCAAGGTGTATTTTGTCCGGGTGCGTATCCAGCGCCGCCGCCCACGCCACCAGATTGATGATGTTCTTGCCCGCGCGTTTGCCGCCCTCAGCGACGTTGAGCCAGCAACTTTGACAGCGCCGGATATACTCGGCCTGCTTCACTGTAAACGGTGCGTACTTTATCACGGTGTTCCGTCCTCCTGCCCCGTCACATCATCCATCGTTCTATTTGGCTGCGGGTTGCGAATCAGGTCAGCCAGTGCCGTGATTTGCGCATTGGCAGAAGCAACCGCCGCATCGTTGTTCTCGATTGTCGGCTCGTCGCTCTGCCCCAGCATGTTTTTGCCGAGGAAGATTGCCATCGCAGGGGATTTCTTCGCAAGGTTGAACTGCATGCGCCTAAGAGATACCTTGCCATCCTGCGCATATATTTTATAGACCTCCGAAAAAGTCTGCTTGTAGGTGCGTTTACACCACGCATTCAGCGTATCTTCGCAAATCCCAAAAATACCGCAGATTTCCGTTTCGGTACACTGAATTTTGCAAAGCTGCTCAAATTCCAGCTTGGCAATCTCCTTCCTTGGCCGTCCCCTCTTTTTTCCCATGGTCACCCACCCTTTCGGGGCTCACAGCCTTTCGGTATTTTTCGTTCAAAATCATGGGAACACAGTTGACCCAAGAGATATTATGATGCATACGCCTGTGCGTTTCTCCCATCATGGCCACCGTAACGCAGGAGGGCATCGTCATCACGCTGTAAAACGATTTGACGTATGTTCCGACATCGAGATAGATATCCGTCAACCCGCCTGCATTGGCCTGCGTCTCTTTCTGGATAAGCGACGCGTCTGTGACAGAAAAAATCTTCTCGCCACGGCTGCCGAGTGTGACGTACATGTTCACATCCTCGTTTATCGAGCCGAAAAACGAAAACGGCCTGTCCACACGGCAGAAAAAGGCGTTCATCGCCTTTCTGCTCAGCTTCTTCGCGAAATATTTTCCGTTCAGCCCGCCGATGTAATCACCACCCTGCGACAGTGCCACAACCAGCGAATCGGATTCATACAAAAAATTAAGCATTGCTTCGAAAAGTCGGTCAAGATCTGTGCAGTGCTTCGCCGCCAGTTTCCCGCTTTTTTCAAAGCGAAAATCGAACGCTGTATAATCATCGTCCAGCTCAAGGAATGACGACAGCCCCAGCCGCTTTGCAATCTCAAAACAGGAGTTTCGGGCATACAGCACGATATTGTGCTTTTCATAATTGTCCATCGTATCGCTGTGCTTCATAGCTTCCGGCTTATCAAACACAATCACGTTTTCTTTACCATATCGGACTATATACTCATCCTGCTGTTCATCTTCGTTATCAACGACGATATAGATCTTTCCTGTATATCCGCCCTTACGAAGCGTCGGAATTGTATATACTCTGTCCGCGCGCCCGTGTGAGAGAATCAACACAGCAAAATCATTCCGCATCGCCGCCGTCCTCCCCGATCATGTCCCGAATCGTTCCGTTCAGTTTGGCATATCCCAGCGCAATGGCGTCATCCACGTCGATGATGACCAGCGCCGAGTGTTCCATGAGCCGCTGCATCTCCGGCGTTGCCTGTGCGTAATACTCGGCAATGGCTCGGTAATTGAAAACATTATGCCGTCTCGCCGCCTGCACGAGAAAATTCTTCTCGTCCTGCGTTACACCGGAAGCCTCAATCTCTCGAATCAGCTCATCCGTTCTGCCGCTGTCCAGCATGTCCGCAAAGTTGGGTATCTCGCCCCTGACCTCGTACTGCGGAATGTTGACGCTGCTGGTATATTTGCCGTCCTCCCCGTCTTCTTCGCCGGGCATTTCAAAACCGAACTGCTCCATGTCCAGCCCCTCATTCGCGATGTCGCCCAGCACATCATCCAGCAGATCGTCATCCCACGGCGTTTCCATCGTGCTCTGATTATGCTCAAGCATATAAGCATCTCGGTCGCGTTTGGAAAGATGGTCAAGCATGATGCACGGAACGCCTTCCGCCGGAATCCTGATTTTTCCGTCCTGCACAAGCTGTTTCAGCGCTTCCAGCCGTCCATGTCCCTCCACCACAACGTGGTCTTTGCCCCATACGCCGATAGGGTCAAGGAATCCAAAATGCAGAATGGAGTTTCGGATATGCTCAAGTTGCTTTTTCGTGTGCTTTTTCGGGTTCTTGGGATTCGGGCTGAAACCCTCAATCGGCAGGTGATGTGCCGATTCTGCCCACTTGATTTCTGCCATGCTCTTTTCCTCCGTCGTCCTTGGGTTTTTCATCACGGTGCTTCAAGCACGCCGCAAATGGGCAGTAAGCCTTGCCGCTGGATGTGCTGAGATAAACGCAGCTCAAGCAGCGATATGGTGCCCTGACCTCGCTTTTTCTCATAAACGCCTCCATCAGCAGGGTACAAAAAGAGCCGTCCGGGTTTTCGCCCGTCGGCTCTCTGCTGTTCACTTTTGACACAATAATTATAGCACGCGTAAAATAGCCTGTCACGGTCAAAACCCAGATAAAAAGCGGTCAAATTCCGGCACTTGGCGCATTTTCCTCCGATTTTTGAATCCTCCTCATGCCGAACACCGTATCTCGGAAGCTCTCTACCTGTGCAATCAGTTCATCGTGCGCCTCCGCGTTGGCCACGCAAAGCAGCCCCAACCGATTCTGTATCATATCCTGATAGTAGTCACAGATATCATTGGCCTGCTGAAGCAGATTGGTCAAGTTACCCAAATCCGCATCCGTCATGCAGTATTCATCCTGCGTTTCTTCAGGCTCAACGCAAAGTTTCGGTTTCTTCATAAATTTCTCCCTTCCCCCGTCTGGCCGCTGGGTCAGCCTGCTTTTTGTTGGTCAGGCGGCCACTACCGCCGCATTGAGGCGCTGCCAATCGCTCCTGCTCATCCCCAACACCGTATAGCCGATGCTCTCCATCTCCGTCGAGCGGTCGTAGCTTTCTACATCCTGTGCCGCTCGCGTAATGGCATTGGATAAGCCATACAAGGACAGATCTCCGCCGCGAATCAAATGATCCAGGACACCGCTTCCCTCCGCTTTGTTTAAGCCGTAATCTGCGGCCGCCAGCTCCACCATCTGTGGAATGTCCGTACTGGTGATTTTGGCTTCTTTCGCCTCCCGCATCATTTCGATCACCCGTTCAAAACGGGTCTGGTCTACCACCGCTCGAACGGTATCTCTTACCTTGAGCAGCAACGCACGGTCATCGGCCGCCAGCGTTTCGCTGCTGTACAGGGTGTAATCCTCCGCTGCTTCGTTTCCGCGCCCAACATGGTATTTTCGCGTTCTGGCATCGTTAACCACCATACCATTGGTGCAAACCAGCCTGTATACGAGCGGCTGAATAGACATACTGCCCATGCCGACCTCGGAATTGGTAATGAGGATGCCCGATTGCACAATATCACCGGGGACGACCTCCGCCGTCAGCCGCGGATTTACTGCCTTGAGATACATCTTGCTTTCAGTAATCTCACAGCTTTCAATCCGCACATCCGGCATTTCGGCAAGAATCGGAAGCACAGCTTCTGCAATTTCGGCATTATCGATTCGCCGATACCGTTCGGAAAGAAACGCCCTCGCGTTGCCGTCCAACGTGCGCACCATTCGCTTTTGCGGGGTCATCGTGAACCAGCTGTTCACATTCTGCGCCAGCAGTTCGGGATTCTCCGCTCGCATCTTATCATAATACTTAGCAGGGATGCCAAGCGCCGAACCGATCTGACGATGGGCAATTTCTCCAACACCCAACAGCGTACTGACGTTCTTGCTGTCATTGCGCATCATCATTTGATACGCCCCGGCTTCGACGAATCCCATCTCCAAGTTACGAGTGTCCAGCAGATAATCCCGCTTCGCGTTTCTCTGGCGCTCCAACTCCTGCGCCAGTTCCATAAGCGATCGTCCGTTTTTCATTTTGCATTTCCTCCTGTTGGTCATTTCATCAGCCTTTGGGGCTTTGTAGAACGCCCAGCATCCGGGCGTTCTGAAAACCTCAACCTACTTCCTCAAACCGTCTGATGTACATGTGGGACTTGATCTCATCGGCATTGTCCTTTGTGAGCTGCCACAAGTCGGTCAGATATACGCCCGCGATAATAAAACTGCTACGATACTCGCTAAATGCGGTAAACTCGATCCACACGTCAATGTCTCTCGTCTCCTCGTCGAAAGCATCCCAAACGCGCTGATTCTTTGCGATCCTCGCCGTTGCTTCAATTACCTTGGCCCCGTTATCGTCAAAAACTAACCGAGCGGCCATCTTCGCCCATTCCTGCACTGTCCATTCATCGTTTTCCTTCTCGTACTGCATGACCTTCTTCACGGCGGGCATTTCCGCAACGGTGATAAACTTCTTCATTTCTGCTGTAAGGTTGACTTTCATCTTCTTGTACCTCTCTTTTCCTGTTTGTTCGCTTACTTCGTATACACCCGACTGCGGCGGCGGTCAGGGAGAAACGCATCGACATAAATGTCGATTTCACGCATCTTGCCGCCATCGGAAAGAACTTCGCATTGGAAGGTCTGGAAATCTCCGTTTGCCCCTTCCGTGTAATAGCCGGTCACGCGGCAGTCCTGCTTACCCGTCAGCTTGCAAGCAAGCCTCTCTGCCTTTCTGATTTCTCCGCGCTTCGGTTCATTCATCGTTTTTTTCCTCACTTTCTCAATGCTCGTTCTTGATGCACCACTCGATTGCGTGCCCTGCATCCTCAAAGGTCTGCTTGGCAACCTTCAAAAGCTCCAATCGGCACTCATCCGCTGAGAACCACTCCTCCGGGTCATCGACGAAGCCATAGACAGCAGCTTCCGTTCCTCCTTGCCAGTTCGTTTGCGCAATCAGAACTCGGTCACCGAACCGCATCATGCAGTCATAGCAAGGTCTGAGGCGTGTGCTGAAGCTCTCCATGCAGATGCTCTTCGGGAAATCAATCCACTGCTTTTTCATATCCCGTTTATCTCCTTGTCCTTTACGTTTAACTTGTTGCACATATAATACACCATGTTAAATCGCATGTCAATATGTTTTCTAAACTTTTTATTTATCTTTTTGGATTTTTTCTCTTTACACATGAAGCCTACATGCGATATAATGGGTGCTGGAAGGTGATATAATGTTTTCTTTTAACAAGCTCTGGAAACTTCTGATTGATTTGGGCATGTCAAAGACTGAATTTCGGCAAAAAGTCGGACTTTCTTCTACGACAGTTGCCGCAATGGGTAAAGGTACGGGTTTAACACCTAAAGTTCTTGCCCGCATCTGTGAAACGCTGCATTGCCAACCGGGCGACATCATGGAGTACATTCCCGGTTCTTCGACTTCCGAATTTCCCCATGAAACAAAATAAAGGCGTCGAAATCGACGCCTTTTCTTTATGCCTCATTCATCTGTTGCGACACCTCGACCATGCGCTCCAATCCTTGGCGCATCACATACTTGAGCGCTCCCTCGGTCATCCAGTCCCCGTATTCATCCGAGTATCGTTTCACCGTTTCCCGCCAGCGCAACCCGCTGACCAGATGCGCCATAATAACAAACCGCTCACGTTCCAGCAGCGCGGAGAGGAGGATATCAAGCATGTTTTTTCTGGCTTTGAGGCTTTCCAATTCCTGTGTATCCGCTCGAAGACTATCTATGTCGGCCATCGGCAAATCATTCATCAGCACCATAGCCGTCCGCTCCGTCGGGCTGATCGGTGATCCGTGCGCCACGGGCATATCTGTAATTTGAGGAGAACCAAGCTGCGTCCCTGCAATAAAACCTGACCCCCTGTCCAGACTGACTTCTGCTCGGCGAATGCGATACGCAAGCACATCCATCCGCGTACACATTTTACGGTAGTCATACAGGTACGTCATCAGTTTTGTCTTCGTCATACGCGCTCCGCTCCTCCTCCGTCATTATTCCCAGCAGTAATGCACGGTCAAGAACCAGCTTTCTAAGCTGCATCGCCTTACTTATCTCCCGGTTTGCCGTTTCTGCCAATTCGATGGCAGCTTTCGCCTTTTTGTCTGCCGCCTGCCAGACTGCTTGCCACATTGCCGCCGCTCCGAGTGCAAAAGCCACGCTCGCCAGCACCATCAGTTTCACGATCTCCAGCATGCTTTCCTCCGTTCCCCCACGCTATCGCTTAAAACGGCAGTTGGTCGTCGTCCACCTCGGTGAATCCTCCGTAGTCGTCATGATGCTGCGGGGTATTATCCGTCCTGCCGCCCTTGCTGGCCGCCTCGATGTAGCCGTCCTGTGGAGCGCTCGGCGGCGCACCGAAACTGTCGCTGCCCTTCTGCGCCTGTGGTGTCAGAAATTCAACTTCTTCCGCGACGATATCCCACGCTGTCCGCTTCGTGCCGTCTTTGGCCTCATAAGTACGCGTTTGAATCGAACCCGTCACTGCAACTTTTCTTCCCTTGGACAGATAGCGGCTGCAAAGCTCGGCAAGCTGCCGCCATGCGACGACGTTCAAAAAATCCGTCTCCTGCTGCCCGGTTTGAGAATTACGAAACCGTCGATTCACCGCGACGGTAAAGTTGCAAACGGGCGTACCTGCGCTCGTACTTTTCAGCTCCGGGTCTCTCGTCAGGTTTCCTATCAGAAATACTTTGTTCATTCCCCTTTTTCCCCCGTTTCTTTTCGTCCGTATGGCATATCTGGTCTATTTCTTCATCACGCCGACGCTTTTCTTCGTCAAGTGCCCTCTGCGTGACTCTCATACAGGAATACGAACAGAAATACACATATCCGTCAGCTTTCCCTTTGGCTTTCATGGACTGTTTATAAGCATGCTGCGGTGTTTTATAGAACGGTTTCCCGCACTGCCAGCACTTACAACGCGTCCGACTTACCATTCCGCCATCCAGCGATGCCGTTCCATGAATGAACTCGTGAATTTTAGAATCACTCATCCGGCACAGCCCCCTTCTCCTGCTGCGGCTCATCTCTGGGGTGATCTTCTGGGATGCCGCACATATTATGCCAGCGCGTGTGCATATCATAGGCGTGCATCCATGTCATATCGCTCTTCTTCCATTCCCGTAACCCGTCCCGAATACCGTAAAGCATCTGGTACAGTGCCGAATCAACCGTCATTCCGCCTGCCCCAGTTCCCATCAGCGGCATAAACACTGCCGCGTCGGCTGTCATGCTCAGCTCGTTTTTCACCGTCAAGACGGCCGCGCGCGCCGCCTGATAGACGTAATCTGTGCCGACAATCTCCATCGGAATCTGCATGGTCGGCACGTAGATGACATTGGGGGAATTTGCAACTTTCGCCCGAAGTGCCGTCCCGATGGGCATTTCTGGCCCATACAGCTGGGCAATCCTCGTCTGGATGCGTCCTTCGATGCCCGGCCACGTCTGCGCAACAGCCAAATCAACGCCGCCGTCCATCAGCCCAAAGCTGTTGCCCGAAGTCACGACAACATCCCTGCCCGTGACTTTCCCCTGCTGTGCCAGATCTTCCAGCTTGCCGCATGCGGCCTGCATAGTCTTTTCCCGCTTCACGGCATTAGAAATGAACTCGCACACATCCTGATTGGGATGAAAAAAGATGATTCTCATGCGTCCTTTTCCTTTCTCTCGCTTTGCTTTCGTCAATTTTGATGACAGATATGACCAAAAGCACTGCAAACAACATACTGCAATAATCCAATGGGCTTCCGGACCATCAGCGCGCTTTCTTTCTTTTCTTCGTCGGTTTATTGCTCATCGTCAGGTACCCCGTTTTCTTTTTACGAAACAGCCTGCCCAAAATCTTCATTTTCGTTCGCTCCCTTCATCGCGCAAAAAACTCGCCAATGCGGCTTCTTGCATATTCTTCTTCCGTTGCGCTGAACCAGTATTGAACGATTTCACCGTTCTTTTCCCCCTCAATGCAGATTCGGTACTGTGGCCCATGGCTGGTGCTGCTCGACCTGCCCGTATCCGCATCATAGCGATATGATGAATAGGCTGCTGTATAGCCCTTATCCACCACAATTCCGCACTGAATCGAATTGCGTTCATTTTCAACAAAACCGACAATGCCAAGGGCAATCAGGCACATGAGCACCGCAAAAAAGACCATTACGCCGATGAATCCCCAGTCAATCCGCCTCACCTTGCACCTCCATTTTCTCTGCCGCTTTAATCCATTCTCTCGGAATCCGTCCATCGAAAGCCCTCCACTGCTCTGAATATGGATATCCATCAAAAACAATTTCCGCACCGGGAACGGCTTCGGAAAGCTGCTGCCTATCGAAAATATTTTTCAGCCACAAATCGGGAATTTCAATCGTCAACCGCCATGCCGTCCGGCTATACTGAACAAAGTTCTGCGTTGCCCAGCTTTGATGCGTCGGATCGGGGTCACAGGTCAGCCACACCCAGCCCGTATACATGACAAAGCCTTTCTTCTCTGGAACAACGACTCCGCCCATCGTCAGGCCATCCTTCAAAATACGCCAGAGCAGTTTGTCGGCGCAGAAATGATAGATTTTCACGGCTTTATCCTCCTCTGCTTTTCGGCTCTGATATCGTTCAGGAAATACAGCCACCTCGGCTGGTCGATCTGCTCATCTCCGAGACTGTCCGCCTCGATGATGTCCCTTTCCATAACCGTCAGCGTCTTGCTGTCCAGTTTCGACAGCAACGGTCTGATGAAATCTATCACCAGACCTGGCATATAGGTCTGCCGACCGATGCAGTACCTCACGGCGCAAATCAGTACCGCGCCGAAATCATTGTTCTGGTCAGATATCTTAATCATTCGTCGTCGCTCCCTCCCAAGGAGTTTCTTCCATCTCTTTCTGCGTCGGTTTTCTCAACCAGCAGCGCCATTTCTTACCGTACTCATTTTGGAGCAGGTAGTCATCAGGCAGACCAGCAGACGAATATAAGACATCAGTTTCGTCATCTTCCAAAAACATCGAAGCTGCAAAGACGGCACATGTGATTTCTTCGTCCTCGTATTTGTATGGCTCGAATTGTAATTCAAGCCAGTGCATCACTGTACCAAAGGTGTCCACTTCGGAGTTTCTTACTTCCTCCAGCGTCAGCACCCTGTTTGTCATCGCGTCCTCATGCTTCCGCAAACGGTCGCGCAAGTGGCTGTATCCGCTAAGCGCTGCATATACAGTCGCAACCGGGCAGATATCAAAGACGCAGTCTGAAAGAAGCTGGTCTTGTTCTTCGGAGGCCATGGTCTGATCTGCAAATTCTGGACATCCAAATTTTGGACAAAGCTCCTTGAAGCAAAAATCCGTAATCTGCATATCCTCATCGCCATAACGGATGTAGCTCCACCCGTCTTTCCCATAGACCAAATTGAGCATCACCTCGAAATTGCCTTTCGGGTCATCTGTTACCATTTTCGGTAACTTTGATAACGCAGCAATCATCCTTGATTCTTTTTCCGCCGAGTATTTACACATCACTGGGCGCTCGTAGTCATTACAGCTTTTTTGAAAAGATGGACATCCTTCGTTTCGACATACACCTGCCCATGCGTTGTAATGTTTACATCTCATTTTCTTACCCTCTGTAATCCTTAAAATAGTTTGTCGTTTTGAATATTTCTTTCCGATTCACCCACCGTGCAAACCTTTTCAATTCATGCGGCGGCTCTCTACTTGTTATAAAATCTCGATATGGCTGGGCAAAAACCTCCGCTCCCATATCTCGCAACGCCAACGCACGCCGTTCCGCCGATTCAATGTCCTGTACCAAAAGATACACAAAGATTCTGTATGGCTTCACACCTACTTTTCCCAACTGTCGAATCGCATCTTGGACTATCACCAGCATATTGTCTGTGTCACAGCTCATTCGGATGTATTTTATCCATTTCAGTTGTGACAGTATTTGTGCAATTTCTGGTGTAATCATTCTTGCATCCAATCCTTGATTGAAATCAACTCGTATATCTTGTCCTATCATATCTGCAATTTGTTCAAGTCCATGTGTGCATGCCAAAACATTATTGTCCATGAATACAATGTCCCGACTATCCAAGCGTTTAATCTCTCGCCACGTCCGATATGGTCGAATCTGCCCTTCTTTACGCGGTACAACACACCACGGACAATTTCGAATACATCCCCGTGTCAAAAATCCGATAGCATGATGGCATCGTGGATAAATCGAGTAATCAGGGAACATTGCATCGACTTCTTCTGGAAGCTCATTCATCATTCCGTATCCTGTCCCACCCTTGATCGCGTCTGGCGGTAGATAGGGGTTTTCGGGGGTGAATGTAAAAACTTTACTGCTATATATACGGTCATACGTCAACAAAGGGTTCCACCATTCCACATTGTCACCTTGCTGTTTATGATAGGCAGATATCTTCATCAAAGCTAGGTTTGGAAAACTGGTACGGTCATTGTCATGAAGTGCCACATTCATCTTTGTTTCTCCGTAGCTTTCAGCCATTTCATATCAATTTCGTGACCTCACGAAATTGGTCTTTTACTTATCCCACGGGAACTGCTGAACGAAATCGACACCCATAATCCCTCGCAAACTCGATTTCATAAAAATTGGAGTCTTTTGCTGCGCGGAACAGTATGCCAGCTCATCAATCCAGCTCTTTTCTGGAATAACCTTGCCTTTCCGATTGCCTGTTTCCGCGCCGACAATAATCCAATCTACCCGCTGTTCCGGCGGCGTGTCGAAATAATTCAGCCCGGTGAACGGTGCAAAAATCGGTTCGATGGAAACAAACGTCTTTGCCTTTCCACAGAAGAAATATTCCTGCATCGGGTTTTCGCAAGTCGTCCCGTACCAGAATCGGTCATTGTTCAGCGGCAATATGCCCGCCTGAATCAGCTTGATATATCGTTTCGGATTCTTGGTCAGGAACAGGTAGCGATGCTGCGGCGCAGCTTTGCAAGCCTCAATTACCGCACTGATCCACTCCGTCGGCACCCACTCGCCAAACAGATCTGCCATGCTGCACACGAAGATATCGCGCGGTTTCGTCCAGCGCATCGGCTGATTCAGCCTGTACCTATGAAATGTCGGTTTGAACCCAAAGGGATACGGAGCATTTGTCGTCTTTCCGTCCAACCGCGTCACTTTCAACGGCTCGTTCAATTCAATGCAGGGCAAAGAACTACGGCACATCGCTGAATCATCGCTCTGGTCATGCCCTTCATAGCGTTTTGCCATGCCTCTGGCATAGCAATATAAACAACTGTGCAAACAGCCCGTAACAGGGTTCCATGTTGCATCCGCCCAGTCGATTTTCGTTTTATCCATTTTCCAACCTCATACTTTTTTGTCGAATATGTCACTCATCATCGGATTCCACTGTCTTTTCATATCTGTCTGGCTCATGGGCATAGCATCGGATGCAGAACATGCACGCCGTCGGTTGTGGATCATTCTCATGGCTGCATCTGCTGCATGCGTCCCTGTACGCCAATACGCAAATCTCCTGATGCTCGGCGATGGGACACGATTCTCCAATATACGGGCTTTCAAACCGTGTGCACCGCCCGTCCTCAAACGCTCTACACTCCATTTGTTTACACCGCATTTTTCTCATCGAGCAGGTCAAATAAGGTCGGCGCGGCAACCTGTGCTTCGGCCGCACGCATGTAGCCCACGCCGTCGCGGAAGTAGTCAAGGTTGAGCTCCACGCCGACACCGCGCCGTCCCATGTCCACCGCCAGCTTCGGCACGGTGAATAACCCTGCAAACGGGTCAAATACTGTATCGCCCGGATTGCTGTATCGGTTGATGAGCCTTTCTACAATGTCCAGCTGAAGCGGGCAGACGTGCATCTGCGCCCGCCGTTGGCTCTGTGTCGTATTCAGCGTCCGCATGCGATTGATGTCGTCCCATACTTCGTCTGACCAGCTTCCTGGCGCAACCACCATGAACGTAGCAGGGAGTTTGCCTTCCGCATCGAGCTTCTTTGCCAGTTCGACATGCTCCTCATAGCTATATACATTCTCTCTGCTGAACTGACGGTACAGCTTTTGCAGTTTGTCCGTCGGTGCAGTTGCCAGCTCGGCCTTTCCAACCAGACGGTCGCCGCTGGAACGCCAATAGCCGTGCGCATCAATTTGCCATTGTGCGCGGGTGTAGTCCTCCTTGCTCTTGGCCACAGGCTCATCCGCATAAGCGCGGCTCGTGTCCGTGGGCAGCTTGCGGAACAGCAGAATGTATTCTGGGCATCCCACGCCCATCTTCGTTCCGTCCTTGCATTGCTCCGTCCAGCCGAGGCGGTAGGTCTGGTTGTTTTCCCTCACCACGTCGGTGACAACGGTGATCATCCCGAAATACTGGAATCCCGCTTTCATGTAATGCTCGATGCACAGTGCGTGAAACGGTTCCATTGTCGGCATGCCCGTCCCCGTTGCATTTCCGAAAAGTACCCTATCCTTGACGTGGCAGGCGAATACGCGCCCTGGCTTCAAGATGCGAAGCAGATTCGGCGACAGGAAATCCATCTGCTCGAAGAAGCGCTCCGTGTCCTCGTTGTGGCCGAAATCGTTATAACTTGGCGTATACTCATAGTGATTGGAAAACGGGATGCTGGTAACAATCAAGTCAACGCTGTTATCTTCCATTCTCGCCGTTTCCTCTACACAATCAGCACGCACCGCTTTATACCGTTCTCCGCAAATTTCAAGCCGTTCTACGCCCATGCTTCTGCACATCCTCTCCATAATCAGACCGTCATGCAACCCGTATTTCTTGACGATGGCAACCATCTGACGTTGAAGCTCCTCATGCTGCCTCCATTTTTTGAGCAACGCTTCCTTGACCTGTGCTTCACTCTCGACATAAATAATGTCGATTACAACTTCTTCTGTTTGCAGGAAACGGTATATGCGATGAACAGCCTGTATAAAGTCGTTGAACTTATAATCAATTCCCAAAAAGATTGCTCTGTGGCAATACCGTTGGAAGTTGCAGCCCTGACCGCTGATTTCTTTCTTCGTTGCCAGCAGCCGTGTTCTTCCCTCCGAGAAATCCACCACACGCCGTTCCCGTTCGTCTAGATCCTGTGTACCGTAAACCTCTACGGCCTCCGGCAATGCGTCCTTTATCGCATGGCGTTCGCTCTCAAGGTCGTGCCAGAGAATAAAATGATCTTCGGGCGCGCTGTTTACAATCTCGGTCATTTTGGCGACGCGCACGTTCAAACTCTCCCGTTTCTCTCGTGCTTCATCCTGAATGGATACCGATGCGTCACGGATGAGCTTGACTTGCCCGAATTTATCCGTTCCCGCGCTCGAATGGTCAACAGACAGTTCATGCCAATTCACCGTCAGTTTCGGCAAATCATAGCCTTCGTCTCCATATCCCAAATCGCTCGGCTTTGAAATCAGCAGTGCCCAGCTCGCCACCCACAACCAGAACTCCTGCTCCTTGTGTGGATATAGCGTCAGATGATTTGCCTTCGTGCTGTCCCTCTGGAAAAAGCGCGTGAGCGCCTGGCCGGAATCCATCACTTCAAGAAATGCTGCATAATGAATCAATTCCTTATAACGGTTCGGCGACGGTGTAGCCGTACAGACCAGCTTATACTTTACGCCCCGGAATTTCTGTAAAAACGTTTGATAGGTCTTGCTTCCAAAGCTCCGCAGCACACTCGCTTCATCCAGCGCCACCGCACAGAATTTCTTCGGGTCAATGTCTCCGTCGCGCACTCGTTCGTAGTTCGTCATCACAATCTCGCCGTCGTATGCATCCGCTTCAGCCTGCGTCCTGACGTATGGCGGCGCTTCGTAGTGCAAAAGCGCAACCGCATCGCGGCTAAACTCCTGCTTCACGCCCAGCGGCAGCACGATCAACGCCTTCGCGTTCGGGTTATCATTTACCCGTTCGTGCATAACAACCTGATGGCAAAATTCAATTTCCTGCGCCGTTTTGCCCAATCCAAAGCTCTCGAACAGTGCCCGCCGCCCTCCGGCAATCGCCCATTGCACCGCATCTTTTTGATGGCCTTTCAGCTCCGGATTAAGCTGGCCTCTGTCGATTGCAAATCCGCTTTTCGGCGCAACAACAACCTTGCTTTTCAAAAAATCGGTGTAGTTCATTGCGCTGCCTCCGTTTTTTCATCACCGCAAAGTTCCGGCAGATTCGCTCTGACCAACGCTGCCGGAATCGGCGGACAAACAGCGTTGCCGCATCTGGCGACCTGCTCCGCCTTCGGATAAGCCTTTCCGTCCACATCTACATCAATGATGTAGTTTTCAGGGAATCCCTGCGCATCAAAAAGCTCGCGCGGCGTCAACATCCGCAGCCCGATGTCCACAATCTGATATTTTTCTCCGCGCACCGTAACCAGTCCAAGCCTGTCTTTGGATGTAATCGTCGGTGCGGGCTTCTCACAGGATGCCGAATTATCTCCATGTCCGTAATACTTGACCAGGAACGCTCGAACATCTCCAAAATGGCCAGCTCTGGCCGTAATGGTGTTGAGCGGTTCATCTGCGCATTGCCCATCACAATTATTGTTGAACTGCGTCACATAGGCCGCGCACAGCGCATTATGGTCGATGGCCGTTACCGTCGGCAATGGAGCATCCGCCGCGCTGGCCGGACTGCTCGTTCCGTAGAACTTGCTGATAAATGCAGAAACCATTCCATATCGGTTTGAAGCATCCACGGTCATAATCGGTTTATCTACCGTCTGCCCGCGCACTTCGCCGCCCTGCTCATCGTGATACTGAATCATCATGGGCATGACTACGCCCGTGCCATGCCTGGCCGTGATCGTATCCAGCGGTTCTTCGATATCCTGTCCCCTGAAATTTTCACCACCATGATTGACTTGAATAATGAATGGCGACGGATTCTTCAAAACAAATTTTTCAATGCCTCTCGCAATTCTACGCATGGTCTTTTCCGAAAGTGGGCGAACAGCATGAATCCCGTACTGCTTGAATATTTCCTCGCTCGTCGCAAAGATTGACGGGCATGGAAGATTGAAGTCCAGCACATCAGCTACCGGCACCCACGGTTTTTTCATTCCCGCCAGTGCCTCAAAGCTATCTGGCGCTGCATGCGTCGGTTCAGGCCAGATAATCGGTTTTCCGTCACAGCGTGCAATCAGGAAGAACCGTTTTCGAATGGTCGGCGCTCCATAATCGCATGCCCGCATCGTCCTATACTCGACCTTGTACCCTTGCCGTTCGAGCTGGCTGACGAATCGCCGGAAAGTTTCACCCTTATACCGAGGATCTGGTCGGTTATCCTTATCAAGCCGTCCCCAGTCCTGAAATTCTTCTACGTTTTCCAGCATGATAACGCGCGGATGCACTGCTTTCGCCCACTTTACCGCAACCCAGGCCAGCCCTCGAATATGCCTGCTGACAGGCTTTCCACCTTTCGCCCTGCTGTGATGCTTACAGTCAGGCGAAAACCACGCCAGCGCCACAGGCCGCCCCGCACACACCTTGACGGGATTGACCTTCCAAACATCCTCCTGATAATGCTCGGTTGTCGGATGGTTTGCTCTGTGCATCGCAATCGCCGCCGGGTCATGGTTGATGGCAATATCCACGCTGCGGCCTATTGCCATTTCAATACCCGTTGATGCGCCGCCGCCACCTGCGAAGTTATCCACGACAATCTCGCTCATTTGACTTCACTGCTTTCTTTTGATATAATGAATACGGTTTTTTGAGGAATGTCCTGCCCGCGCCCCTAACGCGGACAGGACGTTTTTTGTTTATGCGATAATCGTAACCATGCCGCTGGTTACCAAGTTATCCAGCGCCTTATCCAGATACGCGTGAATATCCTGAATCGCCCGATGCTTCCACAGGCCGCCGTCTGCCTCGTAAAGCGCAATCTCCGGCGTGCCCTTTCCATCGCTGTTCCTGATACGCAGAATGAACGGGCTTTCCGGCTGATCAATCTCGCAGAACGTGCGGAACGGCCTCAAATACACAGGATTTTTGATGACCACATCGCTGACCCGTACAACGCCGTCACGCACCGTTACACGCTGACTGATGCCGTCGTCGCTGGTGTTTGTCCCCTTCTCTACGCTCAAATTGCCAACCACCTTGCCGACTTCCAACGAATTGTCGGTTTCAATAAACCGGCTCTGAAGCTGCACGATGAATTCTTCCTGCCCAATATACCGCCCGAACTCGAATGGCTCATTGTCGGTCACGACACGTGCCAGCTCAGCTCGAACCGCGTAATCATCACTGCATTTAATCCCGTACAGCACAACCTTGCGCGGGTCGGTCACCTGTACGACCAAATTTCCAAACTTATCCAGCTGACCATCCGGGTCGTTCAGGATATAATCCACCAGACCGCTCAGCGTGAAGATGTTCACAGTCGGAAGAACCGCCGGAAACGGTTCTTTGATACGCACCAAATCATTCGTGTTGACATACATGCGGCCGTCAATCTCCTGCACCGTATAGCTACGGTTCTTGGTGCCCAGCTCGTACAGGAAGCGCATCGCCTCAGCGTCAAGCTCTCCCAGCTTGAACAGTGGAACTTCCTTCATTTCGCCAACAATGCTTGCCATAATTTACAGGCTCCTTTCTTTTGCTCGGAACGACACAATCTGCGGCATCGTTCCCTGTTCATCCTGCGGTTCATCTTCCGTCGTGCCAATCGGCATGCTGACAGCTTCCGGCTGCACATTGCCGGCCATGTCGAGCTGCCCCGCCACCTGATTCAACTTCTGCGTCGCATAAATCGTTCCGTCATCCGTCTGATCAAAGAAAACGCTCTGCTTCACAGGCGTAGGCGGCGCGAAACTCTCCTTCACATCAAAGGACATCTCGCCTCCGTCCCTGCTCTCGGTCGGCTTGATGGTCAGCACCATCGTGATTTTGCGCGCCCGTCCGGGCTCCGTGTTCGGGTCAAGAATGTTGCGCGTCATTCTGCCGAGCGCATCTTCCCAGCGCTCCTGCACTGCGCCTCCCATCAGGCGGCTCAGATCTTTGAGGTTGCCAAAGGTTTGGCTCATTGTGTTTTACCCTCCTTGTGTGTCTCGCTCAAATGCGAAGAAGTTCATGTGTGGCGCATCGAAAGCAATCGGCAAAATACCCTTTCGACCGTTTCGATTCTTCGCCACGTTGATAAGCATGAATGTCCATCCGTTCACCTGACAGGATTCGGCCATCTGCTGCCACGGCTCTGGGACAGTTCGAATATCCGGCGCATGCAGAATCAAAAACTGATTCGCATCCTGCTCAATGGTGCCGCTCTCTCGGCTTTCGCTCATTTTGGGCATCCGCCCGCCTTCGCCTGTTCCCATTTCGGACTGACGATTCATCTGCGTCATGGCAATAACGGGAATTTTCAGTTCCATTGCCAGCCGTTTAAGCGCTCTGGAAATCTCGCCGACTTCTTCCGCGCGGTTGTTGGTCTTTCTGCCGCTCCTGAGCAGCTGCAAGTAATCCACGACAATCATGTCGAGCCCCGTATCCTGCCGCTGTCTGAGGGCAAGGGAACGGATTTGCAAAGGGGTCTGTGCCTGCGTGCTGATGCTCAGCTGGATTTGCCCTATTTCCGCATACGCGGCAACGACGCTCTGAATCTGCTCATCGGAAAAGTTGCGCGCTTCAATGACATCCACCGGCACGCCTGAAAAACGCGCTATGATGCGGTCATACAGCTCGGCTTCGTCCATCTCAAGCGATACATACAGGACATGCTTTCCCGACCGTGCCGCGTTGGTAGCGATAAACAGCCCCAATGCCGATTTGCCAACGGATGGCCTTGCGCCGATGATGCACAGCTTGCTGCCTCGAATCCCGCCGCCCAACACACCATCCAGCCGCCCAATTCCCGTGTGCATGCTGTCATCCGTTTTCTGTTCGGCAAACAGATAGTCGTGCATATTGAGAATCATCTGCGGGATGGAAACAATCTCCTGGGTCGGCCCATTCTTCGCCAATTCATCAATCTGCCCGCGAATTTCTTCCGCCGCCTTGACAGGATCAGTCAGCTCGTTTCGGGCAAGCTCTACGGTCTGTTGAGCGATTTTGCACAGTGCCCGCCGCATGCTGGCCGCTTTGACGTTCGCCACATACTGATCACACAGCACCAGCGACGGCATGCCGCTTTGCAGCAGGTCAACCAGCAGCGTCGAATCGAAATTCGGCATCGCGTCCGAAACGGTAACGAGGTCGCATGTCTTATTTTGAGCATCTAGTTTTTGCATGACGGCAAAAACTTCGTGGCAAATCAAATCCGTGAAATCTTCAAGCGTCAGCTCAATATTTCGCGGAAGAATATCGCCTCGCAGGATAGCCCCGATAATCGCTCTCTCGCTTTCAGTCGCCTGATAGGCAGTGGTTTTCTCCTCACTCACAGGCACTCGTACCCCTCGTAGTAATCTTTACCGTCCTTCGTTTCACAGATGGGCGGCGCAGCCTGATTGGACGGCTTTCCCCTAGCCCTGTGGTCGGTTGGTGCAATATCATCATCCGATCCGCCCTGCTTGCGGTACGCTCGAAGAATCCCCAGCACATAGCGTGAGGTTTGTTTATGCGCACGACGCGCCTTTTCGATGGCTTCCAACACCCATGCCTTGGGGAATTCCAGCATGAGCAGGAAATCCCCATGCTCGTCACGGGCATCCGGCGATGCAGTGTCCCAATCCTCACGGAAAACTCCGGCCTTTCGTCCTGCTTCTTCGATTTCCCGATTGATGGCAATCTGCTCTAGCAAACCTTTTTCCGTTTCACCAGAGGGCGGGGGCAGGCTGCTCGTTTCGCCCTTGCTGCTTATATCCTCCTCTCTCTCTTTTTCTAATTCTTTATCTAATTCTATATGTGTGCATCCGCAACCGTCCGAATCCGTTTGCATGTTTAATGCTTCCATTCCTTGCGTTTGCATGCGTTCGCATCCATCTGCATACGTTTGCTTTCCAGCCGCACTTTGTGGATGCCAACGTGCATTTGCAGCATTGCGCGTGCTTTCTGTGCGTTTTTTGAGGTTCTCAAGCCCCCGATCTACGTTGCGCACCATCAGCGTGAATGCCATACTTGCCGCAGGGCAAAGCTCGCCCTTCTCCGGCCGCCTACCCTCTTTCGCGTATCTGGATAACGCCACAATGACTGCCATCGCATCGGCAGGTTCAAGCTCATTGCTCAACGCCTCCACATCGGCAAAGTCAAGGACAAACCCTCTGGCTTTTTCTGAACGCATTTGCCTGTTACACCTCCTTTCTGCTTTTTCTGGTCTGAATGCGGCGTATGCCGCTGGTGTGGCGCGCCGGAGTTGAGCCGGCAACAGTGCTAAAGGGGAAAACACTGTCAAAACCGTTTGCGCCGCATAGTGCCGGTCTTTCCCGGCTGCCAGTATGAATTTGCTATTTGATTTTGTGTCCGGCAGCGTACTCTGCCTCCCTTCTTCTGCCGCCTTTTCTACCGTTTCAGCTCGACTCCTTCTGCTTTGGCGGCCATCGGACTTAAACCGATATCTGCGCTCGGCGCTACTATCCACCGTGCGCTGCATTGCTTGTGCTACGCCGCCACGACGCGGGGGAATCTCCCCCGCATATTTATTACTTGGCCTGTTCGACCTGTTTAGGCTTTTGAGGCGGCATGAATGTTTGAACCATCTGCACCACTTCATCAAAGCGCGCTGCCGGAATATCGGCAACCCTGGCAATGCCCATACGCTTGAGCGCATCGCTGATTTCGCCCTGCCGCCCCGTTTCCTTCTCCATCTGCATGATCTTCTCGATCTGCTCTTTGGTAATCGTCTCGTTCTTCCCGTTTCCTCCAAGATGCGGGAATACTTCGCTCAGCGTCAGTGCGCCGTCATCAAAGCTGCATTTCAGCTCTTTGAGCTTGACCATGTGGTCGGCGTTCCAATCGTCAATCTTGGCGTTCAAGTAGTTCTCCAAATCCGTCCTCGTCACACCCAGCTTTTCATAAATGCGCAGCATCTTCGCCACGAGGTCGGCGCGCTTTTTTTCGTCCTTCATAATCTCAACCAACCCATTGGATGATGTTTTTCGGCAGGCCGCAACCGCCGCCGAGGTTACATCGCCGGGAATAATCTGAAGGATGCAGGCGCGCAGTCTGCGGCTGCCCATGTTGGCTTCCAGTTCGTAGATATCGCGGTCATCGGTCAGCTTATAGCCGCCCGAACGTGTAGACCGCCAATGTTTCACCTCAAAATGGCGTGAAACGTAGGTGTTTGTCTGCAAATCCCATGCGAACGCGCGGATTGCACTGAACCCAACGCCATTCTTAGCTACGCCGCGTTCAAGCACTTCCATACCGAAGGTCACATTGCCCCAGTTTCGGGCAAGCACCTCTGCCAGCCGGATGGATGGTCCGGAAATCATTTCATTTCCGCGCGGGTACAGGTAGATCGCCGCATCCGCCAGCGTCGGGCGCTCGCATTCCCGCAAGATGCAATCCATACTCAAAAGCGGATCGCGCGGAAACTGGCGCGCCATCATCACCTGCGCTTTGCCCTCCGATACCGCGCGAGCTTCTGCATTGGCAGCAACCGCATTGCCGGAATCATGGCGCTTTGAATCCATGCTCATACCGTTCGCCGGAGCAACCGCATACGGATTGATGACCTGCAAATTTTCGAGTTCTTCCATCGTTTTTCGTTCCTCCCTTACGCCTTTACGCTGATGGTTGTATCCTGATAGAACTCAACGCCGGGGATGCTGGCCTCGCCCTTGCTCATTCGGGCAAGCGCATCCAACGCTGTC